ACAGGGGAGTATTTCCGCCGAAGGCGGCGGGATTTATGAGATGGGGCAGCGTGTTTTCAGCCCCAATAACCGGCAGCCGGTCAATTCCAATACCGCCAATCTCGGCGGCGGCTGGTGGCGATGTGGTGACACGGGAATGATTAAGCAGTGGGGCGTCGTCAACAAAGGGAGTCGAGGCTGGTCAACGGTGAACTTTCCCATTCCCTTCCCGAGCGCCTGCGTCAACGTTCAGGTGACCGCCATCAATGGCGGCGGCGGGACGTTCAACGACAACTTTGGTACGGCGCAAATTATTAATAACATCGGTTTCACCTGTGGCCAGGACAGCGGCGGCAGTTATTGGGAAGCCACCGGCTGGTAAGGGACTATCAAGATGAATTATTTCTACAGTGCAGTCACTAATGCGTTTTACCCGGAACCTCTGAAAGCGGTTTATGAGGAGGCTGGAACGTGGCCGGAGGATGCAAAAGCCGTCACGGATGCGACCTATCAAAAATTTGGTGTTAACCCGATCCCTGATGGAAAAATCAGAATGCCCAATAAGGCGGGGATGCCTTATTGGGCGAATGCTCCAGAGGCGACGGCCGCCGAATTGCAAGATTTGGCGTTAAGTGAAAAGCAAAGGCGGATGCAGGTTGCGGTTAATACCCTTTCTGTTTTGCAGGATGCTGTTGATCTGGGCATTGCCACCGAGACGGAAACCGCCAGTCTGACGGCATGGAAGACATACAGGGTTTTACTGAACCGGGTTGATACAACGGCTGCGCCGGAAATCACCTGGCCGGAGGTGCCGGAAAATGTGGCGTAAGGCAACGTTAAGCATCCCGGCAGATATGCGCGCATTAACCTGTTCGGTGCTGCCGGTTCATCCGTGGGTTTACGGCGTTGGCCAGGCGGCGGGGGATAGCAGTTATTTAAGCCCGGTTAACGCCACGGAATACCTGGCCAAAAAGCTGGAAAGCGTCAATGACGAAACCAGCATTGTGGTGCATATGCTCAATTCCCCAACGCACACGGAATTTATGGGATTGCTGTCTGATTATTCCAGCGTGTTGCCGCTGCCGGTGATTGCCCAGGTAAAACGCCGGGCAGAGGAAGCGGCTCAACTTGCCATCACTAAAATGCAAATCCCCGCCAAGTTATCTGGCGGTTTGCCTGCGGCGCTGCCGCTTTCTACGGCCACCAATCGCCTGGCGGTGAATGCCCAGCGTATTGCGGCCGCCAAGGTGGACGCGGCGGCCGGTGCCAGCGCTGCGGGATTGTTGTCTGCGCTGAAAGACTTCACTGCGGCGCGGGGATCTGCCCTGACGGCGGCGGCTGATGCGTTAACCGCCCTGAAAGGCAAAACGTCCCCGGCGTGGGTGTTTACGGCCAAAGGAAACGGCGCGTATCTGGCCGGAGAGCTGCGCAAAAACATTCCGAACCAGGATTCTGTGTATACGCTGGCCACGTTATTTAGCGGGGCGGATTTATCAACGTTGGAGGCGATGATCCATGACGATAACCACACTGGCACTTAATGGCGAAGCCATCCCGTTGATGAATCTGAAAGTCACGCCAACCATGCAGTTTGCGGAAAAAGACCAGTCCGGGCAGTCATCGAGCACGGCCAATGCAGAGCAGGGGATTAAGGCCAAAGAACTGCGCGTATCTGGGACGGTATCCTTTCGGAATGTGGCCACGTTAAAGCGGCTGTTTGAGCTGGCGGAGGCCAAATCTGCCAGCGGTTCGTTGCAAGTTTACCGGGTGGCCAATCTGACCGCCCAGGCGATCAACTTTCGTGAAGGGACGTTCACCGGGGCGATTGATGCGCCGCAGGAGGATAATAAAATGGCCTGGCTGGTCACGTTCACCCTGCGTGAAAAAATCAGCGTAGCAGAGAAAAAAGAAGCCCGCGCAGGCAGCAAAACGGCGGCAACAAAACAGGGGGCGGGCGGTGCCAATGGAAGTGGCAACGCGGCGGCCGAGAGTGACGAAAAACTGACGTGGTTTGAGCGCAAAGTGCTGAAACCGGTCAATGATGCATTGGGGTAAGGGATGAAACCCATTAAGCGGTTGTATTTGTCGAACGCGGCCACGCACCTGGTGGACGCAAATCTGGCGTTAGAGTTAAGCGCCTGCGGTCGGGGATTTATCACCGCGCAGACGGATGAAGATTACACCGGCAAACTGGTGCGCCTGGACGTGGGTTATCACGATCTGGTGTTGCGCTGGTTTACCGGTTTTGTTGAACGTTCGCAGCCTGCGGAAAAAGGCTATCAGCGGCTTTTTGTGCGGGAACTGGCCGGGGTGTTTGAGCGTCTATGGCCGTGCTCTTTTCAGCATCCCACGCTGCGACAAATCACCGGCTGGCTAACCGAGGAGAGCGGATTGACGTTTTCCCTGGCTGAAAGTGCCGTATATAACGACACGCCGATCCCCCATTTCACCCATTCCGGCACCGGCTATCAGCTGTTAGCCAGCCTGGGTAAAGCGTTCAGCATTACCGATTACGTGTGGTATCAGCTGCCCGATGGTGGCGTTTTTGTCGGGGCGGCCGCTGATGCGTTATTTGCCGGTAAGCCGGTGGACATTCCCGCCGAATTTAACCAAAGCGTGGCCGGTGGCAATTCCATGACCGTGCCGCTGATCCAGTCTTTGCGCCCCGGTGTAGAGGTGAACGGTCAGCGTTTGACTAAGGTCAGATTACATAATGATGATATGGAAATCACCTGGACGCCGCGCAATAAAGCCACCGGCCAGGCATTGCAGAAAACGCCATTTCAACGTCAGGTTGAAAGCAATTATCCAGAGCTGGCCAGCGGCTTGCACCTGCCGCAGTTCGCCAGGGTGGAAGCGCCCAGCGAAGACGTCAGCAACGGCAACATTGCCGATCCCTTCAGGCCGCGTTATGCCGTGGACTTGCAGCTGTTAGACGCAGACGGCAATCCGGCAAAGGATACGCCGCTTTATCCGGCCGTGCCGCTGCCGTTACCCATGGCGGGCGGTGAGTCCGGGATGTTTCAGTTTCCACCGCCCGGCACGCTGGTAGAAGTCGGGTTTAATGGTGGTCGCGCCGATAAGCCGTTTGTACGTCAGACACTTGCCCAGGGTAACAGCCTGCCCGCAGTTAAACCGGGCGAACAGCTGCAACAGCAACGGGATGGTGTATCGCAGCGGGTGACGGTGGCGGGCGATTGGGAACGGCAAACCGATCAGGTGATCCGTGAAACGTCCATGAGCCGGGTTGTCACTGCCGATGATGAAACGCGCACGTTGGTGTCCAGGGAAACCACCGTGCAAGCCACGGACAAAACCACTGTATTGGGCAAAGCCACCTTGCTGGCGGGTGCAATTGTGCAGATTGCCCAGGGAGATTACAGCCTGGCCACCCAGGCCAATTATGTGGCCAGTATCCAGGGCAATGCAGAAACCAACGTGATCGGCCAACTGATTGAAAAGGTCGGTAAGTTGCGCAGTAGCGTAGCAGGCACCCGCCAGGAAGTGATTGCGCCGGTGGTGTGGATTGGGAGCCAGTCCATCAACGTGTGCCAACTGATGCTTGATACTCTGGACGTGGTGAAGCAGCTGGCACAACTGACGGCCGCGCACACTCACAATAATACCGGCACGCCACTGAATGCCCTGGCGATTACCGACACCGGCACCAAGGCCACCACGCTAAAAGAGAAATACGATCCCGTTATTGGTTAATTTAACAAACGCATATTTTTCAATGGCCTGCGTTCCGACGCGAAAAAATCAGGCATGTTAAAATAGAGACCCAACTCTACTGAGGTTTAGACAATGAACATTAAAATTGCTTCTACAACATTATGTCAGGCCGAGCGTTTGGAGAATGATAAGCAAAGGAATGCTTTACTCAAGTGGTTAACTCTTATTGGAGATGATAGCGTTCCTAAGCCCTTGACCAGAGCAGATTTAAATATTGGTTCAGATTTAGAGTTAGTTCGACTGTTTGATGAAATGTGTAGTCTTGGTGAAGTAGTAGGCTCCTATAATGATGAATATGAATACATAGTTGAGTCTCTAAGCGAGAGAGGAAAGCGAAGTTATACCCAACTAACAAATCTAAGATGATTAATATGCCCGCCGCGTGCGGGTTTTTTATTGCCCGCAGATAACCCGCCTCAATCGCATGCAGTGCCGTGCAATATCTCGTTCAACGCCTGAACCCTTTCAAAACGATCAAGCCGCCTGAGTGAGCCACTGCGGCCGTGCGCCCACGAAACAAAGCAAGACCAGACGGAAATTGCACTACACCGCACCCGCCTGCGCTTTTTGCGTTGGTGATTTTTTTCAGTTTTAAAATTCTACAAACCACACCGCCAGCCCGCGCCGCGCCTGGGCTTATCCCGTTATTCCAAAACTGAAAAGATTGAAAAGAATTTCAGTAAATTTCAGTTTTCTGGATCTGTAAAGGATCGAGTAAAAATGTCATCCATATGAAATTAAAGTGATTTTCGTGATTTTTGTCTGTTCACTGGATCGTTAGGAAGATCAAAACGGCTTACTAATAAAAGTAGCTTAGTCCAGGCGTGGCGTGGTCTGCGGGTGAAGTGGCGGAGTTTTGTAAAACTGAAATCTCTGTAATTGATATACTGTAATTATATACAGTAAAATTAATTCAGAGACGGCCGAACAAAAGTGGCAAAAGGTGGATTTTATGCGTTCGTTGAAAATTTGCAGCGCGGTGATTTATTTCATGGCGAATGGGGATAAGTTGACCAGGAGACAGGTTTTCGGGAATCAAGGCAATCCAGTGTATGCAATCTGGCCGGTGGGCAGGCAATGGGATGTTTCTTACCACGATGGCAAAAGGTGGGTGTCTCTTTCGTTCCTTCCGCGAAATTCTGAACATGCTGCGTATGACTGCGTAATCGGCCATTACTATAAAAACTTCTGAATGGCGGCGTTTTGGCTGTCGCCATTTTGTCGCCAATAAGCATGAAGTGGTTATCTAAGTAGTTGTTTTTAAATTGATTTAAATATAGAAAAGAAAAAACCCGGCAATCTTGAACCTAATAAGGCGGGATTGACGGGCTCTCCAAATTTGGGGACTTCAAAGAAAAGCAGTGGCACTAATTAAGACTCTGGCTAACTTTAAAAGTTCGT